AACACTGCTGCTAGCGCCGAGAACGTGACGGTCCGCGCGGGCAACTACCCGCCCGCGTCGCAAGCACTGCTCGGTGACCTGGTCACCAGCGTCGCGGCAGGAGGCCGCGCATTGATCGGTCCGCTCTCGTCCGCTCGGTTCGCCCAGGCAGACGGAACCGTGAACGTCGACCTCGCGGCCGGCTTCACGGGGACGCTTTACGTCGTCAAGCTCGCCAAGGGCTGACGGATCGGAACGAGCTGGGGCCGGGTCCTCCTCCTGCTGGCCCGGCCCCAACCCGAAGGGAGGTGAACTGTGCCGGTTCGCGACTCGATGCTAACGGACCTCATTCCGTACGTCCGTGACCTGATCAACGATCCTACACCGCAGGGTGTCACGCCTCAGTTCACCGATCAGCAGGTGCAGGACAAGCTCGACGTCCACCGCCTGGACGTTCGCCAGCGGCGGTTGATGCAAGCCGACACGCTTGGGGACGGCACCAACGGCACCGAGAAGGGCGTCATCTACTGGTTCGAGTTCTTCGCGCAGATCCCGTTCTGGGAGTCGGACGCACAGATCCAGGGGCCCGGATGGGATACCCTGACTCCGTCGGAGTCCGACTGGTTGATCGGGCGCTGGGTGTTTGCGACCAGCCAGACGTTCCCGCTGTACATCACCGGCAAGCACTACGACGTGTACGCCACCGCTGTGGACCTGCTGACCATGTGGGAAGCGGAGCTCCGCAAGCAGAGTTGGGACTTTACCGCGGGCGGCGCGACTCTGTCTCGCTCCCAGCGCCTGAAGGCGATCCGAGACCTGAAGGGCGAGTACCGCAAGCGGCAGCCCCTACGCGTCATCCGCACGCGCCGTGGTGACCAGATGCCGTCGCTCGGGAGTGGCCGATGAGCGTCTCAGCAGATGACCTGGCAGCCATGACTACAGACGTCGAGTCGATCATGGACCAGCAGTGCATCATCGTCAACGTGGAACGTACCCCCAACGGCCGCGGTGGATCGACAGAGACGGAAACGGACCAGCCACCTGTGAACTGCATCGTGTGGCCTCCGCAGGCGCTGCCGACGATCCAGCAGTCGACGAGCTCCATTCGCGCGAAGCGTGAGTGGACGTTCCTCATCCCGAAGGGGACTGCCGTCACGGAGCACGACCGGATCAAGTACGGCACCCCGCAGATGCTGCTCGACATCACCGGTGTCGCGGACCCGGTCAGCTACGACGTTGGCATCACCCTCAAGGCGGAGCGGATCGCATGACCGTTGCCGTCAAGGTCGTGTTCAACCGCTTCCCGGAGCTGATCGGAGGTCTGGAGGCGAAGGCGGAGGCCGTCGTGACACAGGCTGCCCTCGAGATCGAGCAGGGCATGAAGGACCGCGCACCTGTGGACACCGGCAACCTCAAGAGCTCGATCCACGTCGTCGACTCCGCGCGGCTGACCAAGCTCGTCGGGACCAACGTGTTCTACGCCGCGTACCAGGAGTTCGGGACAGCACGTAACCCCGCGCACCCGTTTGCGATCCCTGCGGCGGAGGAAGTCCGTCCTCGGTTCATCGCGGCGATGGAGGCGGTGTTGTCGCTGTGAGCTCGAACGCGTTGGACGCGATGTTGTACAGCGCCCTGACCGGTGACTCCGCCCTCACGGACATGCTCGCGACTGCAACGTCTGTGTGGAAGGACGGCCAGGTGGATGAGGAAGCGCCGTTCCCGTACGTCGTGTTCTCGTCTCCTGCACTCACCGACACGTACGTACTCGGCAACGGGTACGGGTACGCGGACCACATGTACACCATCAAGGGCGTCGCACAGGGGTATGACAGCGCTTCGAAAGCTCAGGACATCGGCGAGCGGATCTTCGCGTTGATCAACCTCCAGACGTTCACGCTGTCCGAGGGCACGATGCTCCTCCTGCGGCGCGAGACGGGCGTTGACTTCCCCATGACGGAAGACAACGAGGTGTACCACCACAACGGCGGCGTCTACAGGATCGAGGTGCAGTAGTGACTGAACAGCCTTCGGCACCCGCAGCTCTAGCGGAGGCTGTCGAACCAGCTCCCGCCCCTGCGGTGCAGGAAGCACAACCAGCGGCCGCACCTGCGGAGCAGCCAGCGGCTGAGCCCGCTCCGGTCGTCGAGCCCACACCCGAACCGCAGGTCGAGCTTGCTGCTCCGCAGGAAGCACCGCCGGAGCCGGAAGTCGAGTTGGCACCGACGGTCGAGCCACCGGAGGAGGTAGAGGTCGAGCTCGCTCCCGAGTACGTTCCACCGTCCGCGAGCGTGTCGACGAGTGACGCACCCGTGCAGGGCTCCTACCGTGTGGTCTGCGACGGGATCAACTACATGGTCGGGTCGGAGGAGAGACGTGCGGAGAAGGACGCCGTCGTGACCGACCCGCTACCTCAGTGGCTGGTCGATCAGGGCTACGTCGTGAAGGAGGGTGAGTAGCGTGGCGTTCGCTCACGGTAGCAAGTCGCGACTGTACCTCGACGGGCTGGACATCACGACCATCTTCAAGTCGATGACGGACTCCCTCTCTGTCGACGAGGCCGACACGACCACGTTCAACCCTGCGGGTGCCCACAAGTCGTCCATCCCAGGGCTGCTCTCCGGTGAGGCATCCGCTGACGGGTTCTTCGACGGGACCACCGGTGGCATTGCTACGACCGGTACGGACTACGCACTCAACTCCCGCGTTGGCTTGGACGGGCTTACGCTCGTGTACCTGCCGCAGGGAGACGGGTTCGGAAACGTCGCGCGCATGAAGAGCGGGTCGCTGACCAAGTACGAGGTCAAGACCGGTACCGACGCCGCGGGCGAGGCATCGTTCGCGTTCGTGTCCGACGTCGCGACGGAACCCGGAGTCGTCGAGCACGTCCTGCAGGCGGAAACCGTCAGCGGACAGTCGAGCTCCATCGACAACGGTGCCGTTCCTGGTGCAACCCAGAACGGAGGTGTCGGGTACCTGGAGGTCACCACGATTACCGGTACCACGCCGTCGTTGACCGCCAAGATCCAACACTCGGCCGACAACGTGTCGTGGGCCGACCTCATCACGTTCACCGCCGCGACTGCGATCGGTGGACAGCGGGTTGCGGTCGCTGGGACCGTAAACCGCTACACGAGGGCACTGTGGACCATCGCTGGTACCACGCCTTCGGTCACGTTCAGCCTCGTCTTCGGACGGAAGTAGGAGAGGAGCACCGCAGGTGGCATTCGCACATGGGTCCAAGGCGTCGCTCAGCGTCAACGCCACGGACATCTCGACGTACCTCAAGTCGACGGGCCTCTCCCGGTCCATCGACGAGGCCGACACGACGACTCTGCAGCCCGCAGGGTCACACAAGTCGTCCATCCCGGGTCTCATCGACGACGAGATCCCCCTGGAGGGTCTGTTCGACCCGGCAGTAGACGCAGCCATCAACACCGTCATCGCGGGTGGCGCGCTTGTCGCGTTCATCTACGGCCCGCAGGGCACGACGACGGGCAACGTCAAGTACTCCGGCAACGGGTACTTCACGAAGTACGAGGTCAAGTCCGGCACCGACGGTGCTGGCTCGATCACCGGCACCTTCAAGGCCTCCGGCGCCGTCACGCGCGGCGTCTTCTAGGTCAGTCCACCACCCTACGGCACTAGGGAGCAACGATGTCTGAAGCAACACCAGAGACCGCCCCTGTCACCCCGGCGGAGCAGACGGAGAACGGGCACACCCCTGTGCAACCGTCTGCTCCGCTGGATGGCCACACGTTCGCGTCGATCGACGAGATCCTCGCGGCGCCGGATGTCCGGACGGAGACGATCTGGGTCCCGGAGTGGCGGTCGAACGTCACGCTGCGCGGCCTATCGAAGGCAGAACACATCGACCTCAAGCGCGAGGCGACGGTCGGCGGCCAGATCGACACCGACAAGCTCGAGATCCTCATGCTGATCGAGGCGTGTGTCCAGCCCAAGTTCGAGCGTCACCACTTCGGACAGCTAGCGCAGAAGTCCGTGTTCGTCGTCGACCGCTTGAACCGCAAGATCCTCGAGTTGTCCGGTCTCCGGAATGAGGACCTCGCAGAGATGCGGAGGACGTTTCAGAACTGACTACGACCTGCGCGGGGTGTTCGTGCTCGCGCGGAGCCTCGGCAAGACCGTCGACGAACTGCTGACAGGCCAGCGCCGCCCGCTGTCGACGTTCGAGTTCATGCAGTGGGTGGCACTAGCCGCGGTTGAGGAAGAGGAGAGGCCGGAGTCGTGACGACCGCTGCGGAGCTGTTCGTCAAGGTCGGGTCTGAGGTCTCCGGTGCCCTCGGCGGTCTGGGGCTGGTCGACGCTGAGGTCAAGAAGCACGAGGTGACCTGGTCGTCCCTCGGCGGGACGATGTCCAAGGTTGGTGGCGCGACTGTCCTCGGTATAGGCGCGATTGGTGTGGCGTCTATCCACATGGCGGGCGAGTTCCAACAGTCTACTAACGTGCTCGTGACTGCCGCGGGAGAGTCACAGAAGGCTTTGGGTGGTATCCGCAAGGGGATCCAGGATATCGCCACCTCGACCGGGACTTCGTGGCAGAACCTTGCTGCGGGCGAGTACATGATCGAGAAGGCTGGGTACCGTGGTGCGGACAGCCTCAAGATCCTGCGTGCTTCCGCGCAAGGCGCACGCGAGGAGAACGCAAGCCTCGCAACGGTCACGAGCGCCGTCACCTCGATCATGGCTAGCTACCACATCCCGGCGAGCCAGGCGGTCCAGGTCACGAACGCTCTCAAGACCGGCGCTGGGTCTGCCAAGACGACCATGGAAGAGTTCGCAGGGTCGCTCGGTTCTGTGTTGCCGATCGCTGCGAAGGCCGGCATCAGCTTCCCACAGGTCGCTGGTGCCATCGGGGAGATGACCTCCCACGGGTTGACCGCAGACCGCGCAACGCAGATGCTGGCGAACACCATCCAGTCGCTCCAGAACCCGACGCACCAGGCGATCGCGGAGATGGGGCAGATGGGCCTCAACGCTACGACCGTTGCGTCGCATCTGGGCAAGGTCGGGCTCACGGGCACGATCAACGAGCTGGTGACGGCGATCACGCAGCACATGGGCAAGTCCGGGCTGGTCATCCAGTCGGCGTTCAAGCAGTCGCAGATCGCCGGGCAGGACCTGAACACGATGCTCAAGGCGATGCCGCCGAACCTCCAGAACCTCGCGAACCAGTTCCTCGCCGGGCACTTGACGCAGACGCAGTGGGCTAAGGACCTTCGAGCGTTGCCGCAACCCGCCGCGAACCTCGAGCGCCAGATGGCGAGCCTAGCGAACCGGTCGCACGGGTTCAACGACATCATCCGTCAGGGTGGTCCCAACGCGCAGACGTTCTCGGCCGCACTGGCACAGATGACCGGAGGTTCGGTCGGGCTTAGTACTGTGCTCCAGTTGTCCGGAGACAGCGCCGCGGGCTTCGCGACACGCGTGCAGGCGACGAACAAGTCACTGCACGACAGCGCTACGTCTGTCGAGGGGTGGTCCTCGACCTCGAAGCTGTTCAACGTGGAGGTCGACAAGGCGAAGCAGAAGTTGGACTTCCTCGCCATCACGATCGGCTCTCACCTCATTCCCGTCGTGACATCCGTTGTCGGGTGGTTCTCCAGACACACCTCTGCTGCGATCGCACTCGCCGGGATCATCGGCGGAGTACTGACCGCCTCGGTGATCGTCTTCTCGGCCCGCATGGTCATCGCAGTCGCACAGGGTGTTGCAGGCTTCGCCAAGCTCATTGCGCAGGGTGTGGCCTGGGTTGCTGCGAATGCGGCAAGCTTCGCAGAGACGGCCGCCCTGTGGACCATGTATGCTGCGGAACAGGCAGCGAGCATCGCAACGCAGATCGCGCAGTTCGCTACCCTCATCGCTTCGAAGGTCGCCGCAGGGGCCGTCTGGCTCGCTACGAACGCTGCGATGGTCGCGTCGAACGCTGTCGCGGCAGCTTCCGCAACGGCAGCGTTCATCGCAGAGAACGCAGCCACGCTAGGGATCGTTGCGGGCATCGCCGTTCTGGTTGCCGCGATCGTTTACGCTGCCATGCACTGGAAGCAAGTGTGGGGCGACATCAAGAACGCAGCCCTAGATGCATACCACTTCCTCGACAACAACGTGTTCCATCCCGTGGCGCATGCGTTCACGTGGCTGTGGGGACAGATCCAGGGAGTGTGGCACGACATCTCCGGCTTCCTCAAGATGTGGGGGCCTGTTGCGCTTGCGTTGTTGGTGCCGTTCATCGGGATCCCGCTGTACCTCTTCACGCACTGGCACCAGGTCGTCGGCTTCATGCACACGGTGTGGACCGACGTCAAGAACACCGTCGTTACGGACGTCAACGCGATCATTGCGTGGCTCAAGGGGTTCCCGAGCAACATCGTTCACGCACTCGGCGATGTCGGGAACCTGTTGGTGAACGCCGGCAAGGCGATCATCCAAGGGCTCTGGAACGGCATGAAGTCCACTTGGCACGACGCTACGGGCTGGATCAGCGGGCTTGGTGGCTGGATCAAGGCCCACAAGGGCCCGATGGACAAAGACCAGGTGCTCCTGTGGAACGAGGGCCAGGCGATCATCCAGGGCTTGGTTGGCGGCATGATGTCCCAGATGCCGCTGCTGGAAGCCTCACTCGCGAAGGTCACGTCGACGATCACTTCTGGCGCGGCCGCGAAGGGTGTCCTGGGCGACATCGCAGCTGCGGTTGCACCGACGAAGCAGTCCAACACTGTCTCTGCGACCATCGACTACGCGAACGCGCGGTCCGCGGCGCTGGCTCAGGCACCTGCGGTAGATGCTGCGAACGCGAAGGTCGCGGCACTAACTGCGGAGTACGACAAGCTGTCCAAGGCCCTCGCGAACAAGGAGGCAGCAGACAAGTCGAGCCTTGCTGCAGCGCAGAAGCACGTCCAGGCGCTAGAGGACCAAGCCCGAGCAGCGCGTGAGTCCGCAGCTGCGATGCCGTCTCACACCAAGGCGGAACGGGACGCAAAGGCAGCTGCAGAAGACCACGCACGCGCCCTTGGAGACGAAGCACACAGCGCGCAAGAGGCGCTGACAGCCCTCCGGCAGCACGACGCTACGATGACAGCGTCGCTACAGAACCAGCTGTCGAACGCACAGAAGGCGCTGTCCGCTGCGAAGCAGGCGGCGACTGGATCGACGCAGGCTCTCCAGCAGGCGGAGCAGGCTGCGCAGGACGCTGCCAAGACACTGGTCAGCTCCGTCCAGTCAGACGTCAACGCCTTCGCGTCTACGGTGTCGAGCTTCACGAACAGCATCCAGCAGTCTCTGACCAGCGCTCTCCCGACCATCGGGCAGCTGTGGGACCAGCTCGGACAGGGCGGGAACCAGTCCGTCCAGGGTCTGCAGGACAACCTCAACCAGATCCTGACGTCGACGCAGAACTTCGCCGGGGACCTACAGAACCTCGCTGCCGCAGGCGCGTCGCAGGACCTCGTGCAGCAGATTGCAGCTATGGGTGCCCAGGCTGGCGACGCACTTGCACAGCAGCTCCTAGCTGCCGGTCCGACCGCGATCGCGTCGCTGAGCAAGTCCATGCAGGCTATCAGTGACTACGCTACCGGCGCCGCGAACAAGCTCGCTCAGTCCTTCTTCGGTCCAGGGGCGTCGGCACTGTCGCAGTTCATCACGGGCCTCGAATCCGAGTTCCCGGAGCTGCAGTCAGCACTGAACCCGCTCATCACTGAGATCAACCAGCTGTTCGGTGCCGCAGGGCTAGCTGGACCTATCGCGGCTACGCTCGCAGGTGCAGGTGCAGCTGCGAAGCCACCGACGACAGCTCTCCCAGGTGGCCCCGTCGTAGCGCCGGCGCGCGTACCAACACTGAACGCAACCGTGAACGTCAGTGCGCCGGGAGCGACTGCAGGGGACGCCCAGACCATCGCACAGAAGACCGCTACCGCGACCGCTGACGCTCTCTCGAAGCTGTACACTGGGATCAAGGTGGGAACATGAGGTGCCCGAATTGCGGCAGGCTGTTGGAGCACGTCAACCTCAACGCTGATACGCCACCCTGGCTCTGCACCCCCTGTGCTAGGGGTTGGTGGAAGGCTGAGGTCGACAACGGGTCTCACTGGGAACCGGAGACGCGGTCGTTCGGTGCGAATACTGCTGTGATCATGGCGATGTGTGAGTCGGAGCGTGGCCAGCAGCACGCTGCGGTAGCTGCAGGAGGTAGGGGTTAGTGGCGATCACAGCTGGTACGCCGACACGGAACTTGCTCGGCGTTGCGAATGCGTCCATCTCCTGTAACACCCCCGTGGTGTCAGCCGGACAGGTCATGTACGCGACCATCGTGCATAACGGTCCGATGCAGGGTTCCGTTTCGAGCTCGATCTACACGCCGCCTGCGGGTTGGATCCCACTGGGTCAAGACTCGAGTGGGATGGCTTCGCTCTGGGTGAAGATCGCGACGGCGAGTGAACCGTCGTCGTACACTTGGACCTACACCGGAACGGGTAGCCTCCCAATCGCTGCGTTGATCGTTCCGTTGTCTGGTGTCGATACCGGCAACCCAGATGCGGTTGCAGTCACTTCAAACGTCATCAACACCAACATCACGACGCAAGCCTCTCAAGCCTGTCAAGGGCTTGGGGCTACCCAGGACCTCGTCTTCGGGTTCATGTTGGGCAGTGGCGGAACCTTCTCTGCGTCTGGGGGTAGCAGCCGCCAGGACATTAACACGACGAGCATCTACGTTGGGTTGTCGGCTAAGGCCGCGAACACTGCCGGGTCTTCGGTTACGCTGTCGAGCGGTGTCGCCAACATGTCGTACGTCACGTTGTCGTTGACACCGTCAGGCAATGGCGCGTGCTTCCTCGCTAGCTTCGGGTCGTCTGAGTGGTCGAGTACAACCGGTACCAACCTCGGCGAGCAGTACTCGAAGCCCGGGATCCTCGTCATGGCTGCCGTCGTGACGAACACCAACACCGGTGTCACCGTCAAGTGGAACGGCACCTCCACCGCACCGAACTTCACGCAGCGCGGCGGGTTCCAGCAACTCGGCAACAGCAGCTTCTACCTGAGCATCTGGTACTTCCGCATCCCCGCGAACCTCAACACGTTCGTTGGCGTCGTGCAAGGCAACATCCAAGTCACGACGACTGGAAACACGACGGGCATCATCCGCTCGGTCTACTACAGTGGCGCCGGAAACTTCATCGCTGGGACGTCGCCGATCGACTCTAGCAACTCCGTTAGCTACACTGCCGCTGCGAGTTACCCGGTGCCAGTGGACACTGCCGTCGCACCCAACGGACTTGTCACGTTCACCTTCAACAACTCAACGTTGGGTAACTCCGAGACGTGGACCTCTGACGCACGAATCGCCCGTCGCGAGCAGAACTTCTTCACCGACTTCACGTGGTTGCTGGGCGACGTCCTTCCCTACACCACCCCAGGTGCGACGCCGGCGTACACGATGTCCGTTAGCAGCTCCGCGAACGCTGCATCGGCAATTGTCGCACTCGCTGTCGCGCAGGCGCCACCGTTCGCACCGTCACTCACGTCACCGCCGAATGCGAGCTTCCAAGACCTGCAGTCCGGGTTCACGTTCACGTGGACGTACAACCCCGCCGTGGGTGGCAATACCCAGACCCAGTACTGCCTTCGCCGCAAGATCAGCGGTGCACCCTCGTACGAGTACTGGAACGCCGGAACGAGCGCGTTCCAGAGTACGCAGGTCTTCAACGCGTCGAGCTCGTCGTCGCTAACGTTCGCGCCGTCGCTGTGGACCGACGGGAACGTCTACAACTGGTCCGTCGCAAACGTCGACCAGGGTGGTACAGGCCCGTTCGCAACTGACAACACCGTCACGGCATCCGCACCACCGTCGGTTACGATCACGGCACCCTCCGGTACCTCCTCGACTGCGACGCCGTTGGTCAACTGGACAGATACGCTGCAGTCTGGTGCGGTACAGACCGCGTACCGCATCGTCGTGGAAAGTGGCACGTTCGGTACTACGCCCGGCTCCGGGATCACTGCTTGGGACAGCGGTGTCGTCTCAAGTTCCGCAACGTCGGCAGCGGTCGGGACCACGCTTTCGAACGGTACCACGTACCGGTTCTTCGTGCAGGTCACTGCAACCGGGCCTCAGACATCTGCCTGGGCCCACAGCGATGCGACCATCTCTTACGACGCGCCAGCACAGCCTGTGCTCACCGCAACGTGGGATGCGGCGAATGCGCGCACCACGCTAGCGTACCAAGGGCGCGACAACTTGTTGACGCTCGACGAGTCGTCGTTCGAGAGTACGCTTGGCACGTGGGGTAACACTGTCAACGCCGCGGTCGCGCGAACGACGAGCCAAGCACGCGATGGCATCGCATCGATGTCTATGACGTCTGTCTCAGCAGGCGACATGAGTGCGCAGACGGTGCCGGGTACGTCCGCGTATCCCGTCCTCGCGAACAAGACCTACACCGCTCTGGCCTCATTCCGCTCAGCTGTGAGCGCTCGAGCGTGCATGGTCATCATCCAGTGGTACACCGCTGCGGGTGCACTCATCTCGTCGTCGCAGTCCGCGACCGTCACGGATGGCACGGGTGGCTGGGTGCAGGCTGTGATTACCGCCGCAGCACCAGCAACGGCTGCGTTCGCGGCCGCAAAGGCGTACGTCGTTGCTACTGGTGCAGCGAACGAGGTGCACTACGTGGACGAGGTGTCGATCGCACCCGGGTCGTCGACGACGTGGTCTGTCGGTGGATTCACTGGCGCGGAGTCTGTCGTCATCGAGTCGTCGCTCGACCAGGCAAACTGGACCGGCGTACGTTCGAGCCCGACGGTCTTCGACTCACCGGCGGATCAGCAGGTGACACTGTTCGACTACGAGCAGGCGGGTGCGCAGACCGTCTACTACAGAGCTCGCGCGACCTTTGGCACAGGGGCATCGTTCGTCACGAGTGTGCCATCCGTGACTCAGAGCGTCGCTACGACCATCACGTCGTGGTGGCTCAAGGATCCGCTGACCCCTGCGGACAACATGACGATCCCGATCGCCGCAGATGCTCCGCCGCAGCGGATCCTACCGGAGATCGCTGGCATCTTTGCGGTCCTCGGTGGCAAGTACCCGGTGGTCATTACCGACGGTGCAGACAAGGCGGAGATCCTTGACTTCGACCTCCTCTTCACAGACAACCCGTCGTGGCTCAACTTCCAGAAGAACCGCAAGAAGGGTGCGACGCTCCTCGTACAGAGCGACATGGGTGAGCAGTGGTACATCCACTTCGACGGGCAGCCCGATCGTACGTCCGGCAAGCTCGCCGCGACGATCGTCCCGACTGCCAACCGTGTCAACGTGCCCGTGCGTCGGATCAACATCCGCGCACACGAAGTCGCGAGGCCATAGGTGTACAGCGTCACCCAAGCCTTCCTCACCGCGATTGCGACTAGCCATCGCATCGCTACGCGTGCGGAGTTGTGGTCCGGTATCGGCGGCACGAAGTTCCCTGTCGCGTTGAACGTGATCAGCGGGTCGGTATCCATCGACCGGACTGCACAGGTGCGCCGGCAGTGCTCGGTATCGCTCATCGACCCGACCGGCAGGTTGGTCCCGCAGGCTGCGGGTGACCAGCTGGCACCGTACGGCAACGAGCTGATCTTGTACCGCGGCGTGACGTACGGGAACGGGTCTACGGAGTTGCCGCCGCTCGGGGTATTCCGGATCGCGAAGTCGACGGTTGCGGACGACGGCACCGGCCCTGTGATCACGATTCAGGGGTACGACCGCTCACGGACGGTATCGCGGGCTGGGTTCCAGGACGTGTACGCCATCGCTGCAGGAACGAACGTCGCGACGGCGATCCAGACGCTCCTCAGTTCCGTCGTGTCTGGGCTCACGTTCAACATGGTTACGACGACGGTGACGACGCCGGCGATCACGTACACGGAGGATGACGACCCGTGGGCGCGTGCGCAGGACCTGGCTGCGTCCATCGGGTGTGAACTGTTCTTCGACGTCAACGGGATCGTGACCATGCGCCCGCAGCCGATTCCGACCAAGCAGTCGAGCGTCGACACGTTCGCTGAGGGTGGCAAGCTGCTTGAGATCCAGAACGAGTTCGACGACGACAAGGGGTACAACGGCGTCATCTTGACCAGTCAGGTATCCGGGGTTACGACAGGTGCAATACGGTCGGTTCAATGGGACGTCAACTCTAATAGCCCGACCTACTATCTGGGGCCGTACGGCCGGGTACCGCAACACGTGAATACCCAGCTTGCAACTACGCAAGCCCAGGCGGATACCATGGCACAGGGCATCCTCCAGAGTAGTGTCGGCGTTCTCCAGACCGTGTCGATCGCGGGACTGGTGAACCCTGCACTGGACGCCAGCGACGTCATCCAGGTGACGCGGAGCGCTCTCGGGGTCAACACGTACTATGTCCTCGAGTCGTTCTCCGTACCCATGGACGCCGCGACCTCCATGAGCGCCGTGACTCGGAAGCAGGTGTCCACGTCATGACTGAGCCCCAACTGGACCCCCTACACGCGATCCTGCGCAAGCTCGCCGGGCACATCAATGAGGTCGCGGATGCTGTCCCGCCTGGGGCCCTCAAGATGCTCCAGTGCAAGGTCATCGCCACACACGCCGCTCCGAACACCGTTGACATCCAGATCGGAGGGAGCACCACCAATGTGCTTGGTGTCAGGTACGCCTCAGGGTACACGCCAGCGGTGAACGACATCGTGTGGGCATTCAAGCAGGGCACGGACCTCGTCGTGGCGTTCAAGTTGGCATGACCGGTGGCGAAGTTCGACTTCTTCGGCAAGCGGAGTGGCTTCCGGAATCTACGAGACCTGCTCCTCTTTGTCATCGGCGCTGCTGGGTCGGTGTACGAGATCTTCTTCGCGGGGAGAAACCCGAACGTGTCGGTGCTGGTTGCGTGCTTGTCTGCAGCTGCGGCACCGTACGTGCTGAGCAAGGACGAGCGGGGGTGATCCGGCTCGTGCAGAGATACCGGTGGACGTGCGCCTACGTGTGCGTGACCTTCGTTGCGGTACTGGTCTTACATGTGACGGTGCGGTGATGGTTGAGTTCGAGGACCTGGAGCCTACGCTAGCAATCGTCCTCCGTGCTGACGAACCTGTCCCCGCAGAGATCGTGCGCGACCTGCGCCGGACGCCGCTCGTGCAGCGCTTGTTCATCGCGTTCGCCATCGTCATCATCATCCTCATGCTAGCGATCGTGTTCCACCATGCACAGTCCGCTGACGAAACTGCCGGTCGGGAGTCGAAGGCACTCCTCACACTGACGACACAGGTTTCGAAGCTCGAGGGCGACCTACGGACTGCGACTTCAGAACGTCAGTCGTTGGAGAACCAAGTGAACGCGCTTAAGGTCGAGATCTCGAAGCTCCTCCGGATTCTGAAGGCACATGGCATCACCCCACCAGCGACAGCCGTACGCATCATCGAACCGTCACCTGCGGCGTCCGGCACGAGCCCGCAACCGTCTCCGACTCCCGCTCCGAAGCCGTCCTCATCTCCGACTCCGAAACCGTCACCGTCACGGACGTCCTCACCAACACCGAACCCGACAGCAACCGTCTGTCAGGTCGTTCCACACGTGTGCAAGCAACAACACGACAGGAGGAGAGCATGACATCGGAGCTCCAGGCCCGCATGACCATCGTCAACTTCAACCTCACCTTCAACGGGTGGGGTGACGGACACGGCTACCCCGGCCTGTGCCCAAACCCAGCCTGCACGTACCTCGGCCGGCCGTGCGAGTACTCGTGCGCTGACGGGTACACCTTCGCGTGCAAGCACTCGGGGTACGTGCTCCCGTCGATGCAGACAGGACTAGCGACCGGGTTCGCGTGGTGCCCGTCCGGGCTGGCTTACGCCAAGGCGCACAAGGCAACCATCCCGTCGTGGGAAGCAGAGCCCGGTGACGCGATCTTCATCTTCACGGGCAGTGGCCCGCAGCCCGGTCACGTCGAGATGGTGACGGGGCGTGACGGCGACACGTTGTACAGCTTCGGCTGGGACTCCGGTCCGTCCAACGTGGACCACTTCACGGGGCAGGGTGGGTGTCACCGCCACGCGTGGCACGACCCAGCGGGTGTCGGCAACAACGCGATCGTCTGTGCGATGGACCTGTCCAAGATCGTTCACCTACCGACGGACCCCAGGCCGACACCGAAACCAGCACCACGCCCTGTGAACTCGTTGCAGCTGCTGATGCTCAAGTCACCGCTTATGGGAACTCCCAAGGGGTGGGACATCATCCGTCAGGTGCAGAACGCGCTGAACCACGCTGGGTACCGCCCCGCACTGATCACCGATGGCATCTTCGGTGAGAAGACGGAAGCTGGCGTACAGTGGTTCCAGCGAGCTCGGAAGCTGCACCGGGACGGCATCGTCGGCCCGGAGACCTACTCCGCGCTGGGTATCCGCTGAGAGGAGCACCATGACCACACCACCTGCACAGCAACCGGCTGCGCAGCCCGCACCCGCCGGTCAGCACATCACGATCAACTGGCGCGCGGCCGTGTCCGTACTCGAGACGGTCGCCTACGTCTGCGCGAGCGTCCTGGCTGCGATGAACAACGGGAGCGACTTCCGGAACGCCATCATCACCGTCTTCGTCGGACTGGTGATGCATGGCGTGAACCACAACGCCGGCGGGTCGCCCGTCTGACCGACCGGAGAGGGCTACGCTGGTGCCGAAGCGTAGCCCTCTCCACCATCACCCCGGAACGTCGTCGAAGCTGGTGGCACACTGTTGACACAGGTAGATCGGGTGGCCAGTCCTCGACGAGGGGATGCTAAGGGTGGCGAATACGCCTGGGTGGAAGAAGCACTGACGCGACGGGTGGGGGCGGAGCTCCACAACCTCGTGTTGCGTGGGTAGGTCTGTAAACTGGCGGACCCGCATGGAGCCCTCCCTTCGAGTTAGCAGTAGCCGGGCAGGGGCCGACCGGTAGGGTTGCTGCTAACCCGTTGATTCAAGTATAGGATGCACCGCGCCCGTCAATCAAGAGGATCAGCCGGGGATTTCTGCCGGCTCGGGTTGCTCCAGGTACGTGATGGTCTTCCCACGCAGGCGCGCGTAGTCGATCTCGCTGCGGGTTGAGGATCCGATGTACCCGTCGACGTTGATCACGTGCACCCGCTCTGCGAGGTCGATCTTCCGCTTGTGGAGCTCGTCGAGCATGACCTTCACGTCCGTTGGGTCCTCTGCGGTACCGATGTCCGTCCCGTCAAGGTGACCAAACAGCCCGACGCTGATCACGATGTGGCCTTCGAGCGTTAGGGCTCGCTGTTCCTCGAGGAACGCGTTCTTGAAGCGCGTGCTGCCACAGAGGGTGATGATCTCGCCTCGGAACACCTTGCCGAACGTGACCTCGCGACGCACTGCCGACATCGGTGGGTGGGACTTGTCGCTGGTTGCCGTCATGCTGCCTCCTTGATGTACTCCTGGACCTCTCCCAGTGAGGGTCCGACTTCGACTTCGACTGCGAGCTTGATGTGCGTCTTGTACGGCGGGGTCACCATCTCGCGGGTGATGTAGTCGAGTGCCTCATCCAGGTGAGCCCGCTTGATGGAGTACACCAGCGAGTCGTGGACGGTGAACAGGACTCGCCCCCACTTCCGCTCCTTGAGCCCGCGGTTGGTGCGGATCAGCGCACTGAGGCACGTATCACTCGCGAGGCTCTGCATCGGGAAGTTGACGGCCTGGTTCTTGATGGCGTTGACTGTCTGCGGCGTGATGAGTCGCCAGCGGCGCTTCCGACCTAGCGTCGTGACGAGCTCACCCTTCGTGAGCGCGTCGTCCTGCCACCGGAAGTACTGGTCCGCCCACTTCGGGTACATGTCCCACAGCCGGTCGATGTACTCCTGCGCCTTGCGTTCGTCGCCACCGGTGATCTCCTTGAGCTCACCCTGTGCGAGTGAGTACGCTTGCCTGCCGTACGCGATCCCGAAGGTGACGAACTTCGAGTTGAAGCGGTCGAACCCGGTCACGTCCTCGTACGCCTTGGCGAAGATCGCACTGGCGGTGTTGGTGTGGAAGTCCATGGGCGTGCCGTCGGGTCGGAGACCAGTTAGGGCGTGCCCGAGGTTCTCGTCACCGCTGTAGTGCCACGCGATGAACAGCTCGAGGTTCTTGTAGTCGATGTCGACGATCACCTCGTCGTCTGCCCACGGGACGAAGATGCGACGGATGAGCTTCGACATCTCCGGGTTCACACCCCACTTGGGGAGAGTTTGTAGTGGCGGGTTGTGGATGGCGAGCCGCCCTGTGACAGTGCCCCCGATGAGGAAGTCAGGGTGGACCCTACCGTCTGGCCACGTGTGCTGAGCGATGTTGCGGATGTAGTTCGTCAGCAGGTGGTTCCGCTCGCGGTACTCCTTGAGCATCTCGACCAGCGGGTGCGTCCCGTTGACGGCCATCCACGACTCGTCACAGCTGCGTCTCCCGTCCGCCATCCGCATCCTCAGGATGTCGAACGCGAGGTGTTGCATCTGGGGGTAGGAGTTCACGTTCAAGCGTCGGTCTGGCACGAGAATGAAGCGACGCTTCATGCAACGCGTGCAGGAGGGATCGCCGAATGGGGTCGCCTGGAGTTCCGATCGCCAGAACTTGCGATCGCCGCCGAGTACGGATGCGTGACTCGAGCCAGCGGTACAGTCCGGGCACGGCACGCCAATCTGCTGCGCTTGGATCAGCTTCTCGTTCTTCGGGAAGCCCTGCGCCTGAGCGTAGACCTGGATCTTGTCCCGCGCCTCTTCGATCAGCGGTAGCCACTGTTCCTCCAGTCCGGCTGCGTACTCCAGGTCGACCTTGCACCCCTCGAACTCGATGTCTGCGAAGCTGGCCTGCGCCGGGTTGAGCAAGTCTCGTGCGAGGTCCATGGTACCTTCCTCGCGGACCAGGTCAGGCAGCAGTCGTAGCAGCTCCCACGTGTAGTACACGTCAAGGCAGCCGTACTTGGCCATCGCGAGGGTCTGTTTCTCGTCGGGCCACATGCCCCACTTGAACCCGCTGTCGGCGAGCTCCTTCTCGTAGTACGACGCGTTGAGCCACTGCCGGGCCTGGTACTTGAGGGACTGCTGCTCCATCCGCTCCGTCAACCCCGCAGCGAGACACATCCCATCGAGCACATGGTCGTCCGGGCGCTCGTTCAGGTCCACGTCGAACACCGCACGGACCACTTGCAGGTCGTACGCCTTGTTCCACATGCCCCACCGTATGCGTCGGTCGCGGAGCAGTTGTTGCATCAACGCTCGGACCGGACCGGTGAACGCGTCGGCGTGGATGGCGATGGCCGTACCCGTGCCCCAGTACAGCTGGAGCATGATGAACCGGTCCGTCATCCACTTGGTGCCCGTGGACTCTGTGTCGATCACGATGAACGGTCGCGTCCGAAGGGTGTCCAGCCAACTGATCGCAGCGTCCGGGTCGAGGATGAGGTGCCAGTCGAGTTCCGGCCCGCCAGGCTTCGGCAAGGGCACCACCCCTGTGCTCAGCCTGTGCGCACGCCAGAGGGTGTTGTAGATGTCGTCGAAGAAGCCCGTGCCACCGTGGAGTACTGCTGCTGGGTGGTACGTCGGGAGTACGTACCGGCCTAGAGGTTCGCTGAAATGTAGTGCTCCCACAACGTCGCTGACCTTCGCAGCTCCCGTGAGAGCTGTTGCTGCTGTTCCTCCCACAGCGACAACAACTGAGCTCCCGACACTGCGTACCTCAGCAGCAAGTCTCTGGCTACAGGCCCTGACAGCAGCCGGAGCGGGTGGAGCGTCATTTCCCTGAGCATCTGTAGGTCGGCAGAGGACAGTGTTGGTGATGTAGACCGCTTCGCGGCTTGAACCAACTTCCGCGAGGGTCGCATCGAGTAGCTTGCCCGACGGCCCCGAGAACGGGCGACCGTCCGAGACCTCGCTGCGGCCTGGCGCCTCTCCAACGAGGACCATTGTGGGTCGTTCCGTACCGCTGCCCAGAACTGGTCCGAGTCCTCTGTCACGGTTCTCCTTCAGTGGACACGCGTCGCACTCACACAGGGCGAGGAGTTGCTCCCGGTTCACTCCCAGTATCCCACGGCCGGGTGGTAGTGCCGATCCGGCTGAACGTCCTGAGCCCCCTGGCGGTGGTACCGTGGGAAGACGCACGTGTGGTGCACGCCCGCACGCTCGAAGTCGGCACGACACTGCTCAGGAATCCCGCGTTCCACTCCTGGGGTTTCCGTAGGGATCTGTGTCTGGGCAACATTAGACTCACCCGGTACAGATCCCTCGGGAGCCTTCGAGATGCCCTGGGCTACCTGTGGTTTGCTCGCGTGTACCGCTTGCAGGTACATGGCGTACGTGAGGACGCCATACACCGCGAGATCCTTGTACGTGTCCTCAACGGACTCGTTCTGCGGTGCCCGACCGTTGGCACGAAGGCTACGCAGGCGGGCCAGCTTCTGCACGCAGTTGAACTCTCCAGCCTCGTAGTGCTGGAGGTTGAACTGCTCCGACGTAGTGTGGAAGTTGTCGAACTGGTCGTGGTCCCGGGCGTAGTCAGCACCCTTGGTCTCGTGGGTGTCAAGCAGCATGGCGATCGCCCTGTGCCACGGGTCATCCAGGTCCAGCAAGACCGAGCGCTGGTTACGGGGATACGGCGAGAATGCCTTAGCCTCGGCGACGTTCGCATGGGGGCAGTCCTCGAGGTGGTACGCTTCGAAGGGCGTACCGCAGCACGTGCGATACTTCGCGAAGTAGGACCGCGCGTCGTCAGAAAGCTGGCTGCTCATCCGTCCCCTCCTCGGGCTGTGGTTCGACGCGAGAACCTTCGACCTCGACGGTCGGGGAAGTGATCGGAGCCATGAGCTGCAGCGTACCGGTCTCTCGGCGCACCTGCTCGACGGTCGCGACCAGGACCTGAGCACGCGCCAGCTCCTGCTGAGCCTTCTCCAGCGTCTTGATCGCGTCATCGTGGATGCTCCCGAGGTGGGTCGTGATCTCCTCCGGCTCCGCGTAGAACAGCTTGAGGTCGCTGTTCGTCCCGAAGACCTTGAGCTCCGTGACGACAGGTTGCCCTGCATACGCCTGCCGGAACTCGATCGCAGTGATGGCGGTGTCCTCGCCGTTGTACAGCACGTCCGTCACGATCCCGAACCGAAGGACGTACGTGTCACCGTACCCCTCCTTATCGAGGCGCTTGTACACGTCGTGCTTCCGCAGCCTGACGACCGTCACGACATCAGCAGAGCCACGGACGAGCGTGTCAGTTCGCATCGTTCCTACTCCATCCCCCGAGCTCCCACGGCCCGGTCTCGTAGCGTTGCTGCTTTGGCAGCCACACCTGCGCTCTGGTAGCGCGCTTGCACAACAGGCACAGGGCGAGCCCCTTCCGTTTGCCCTCGCCCTTCTCAACGGGGCCATCGTGCAGGCACCCACCCTGTGCTTCGTACCGCTCGATCAGTCGAGCGTACTCTGCCTGGACTTCCGGTCCTGGGAGCATCCGCCCCTGGTACGCACCGTCCCACCGAAGTACGAGGTGCCAGCGGTCGGTGCGGAGATCCTCTTCGGTTGGCCACGGCCACACGCCTGGGTCGCCTGGTGGCTCGGGTAGTGGCGTCTGGTGGCCGTTGAACCCACGTAGCTGCATCTCCTCGACCGCAGAGTCGTGTACCGCGATGACGTACGCGAGGTTGTCTGGGAACGAGAGCCCGTTCCAGTTCCGACCCAGCTGCAGCAGGTTGTACAGCATGTGCACCTCGTGGTGCTGCGCCAGGGCGCGTTGGTCGTCGAGTTCCCCGAACGGGATGCGCCACACCCTCATTGCATCAGGTCCATCAGTCGGAACTCGACGTCCTCGCAGTTCCAGATCACGTCGAACTGGAACCCGGCAGCTTCGAGTCGCTTCTGGCGTCGTTCGTCAGCTGCGATGACATCCGGCCACCATGGTCGACCGAGACACCCGTGCTGGTGGTACCCACAGCCGTACAACTCGATGATGCGGTCTCCTGGATGGAGCAGATCGACGACATACTGGCCGATCCGGTACTGCCAGTTGAAGTCCGCACCTTCGACGAACCCACACTCGCGGAGCCAGTACACGGCCCGTAGCTCGAGGTCAGAGAGTGGCGTCTTGGTCGTGTCGTGAAGGTACGCCTTGATCTCCGCGCGCTCCTCTTCGGACAGCGCTTCGAAGTCCTTGGACCACGTTGGCATCAGAAGTCGGCCTCCGCGATCACCGCACCGTGGTGGTTGTGTCCGTTGTGGGTCTCGCGCAGTTCGACGACCTCCCGTCGCAAGTCGTCGATCTGCTGTTGCAGGTGCCTGCGCTCGGCTGAGAAGTCCTGCGACTTGAACATGTCGAGTTCGTGCCGGGCGCTCGCGATCTCGCTTCGAACGGTGTCGATCTCGCGCCGGAGGTCAGCGACGGCGGTCTCGACTTCGTACGACAGCATCAGACCTTCTCGAGTGGCGTGGTGACCTGGACGGTCAGCTCCTCCGGTGGGTTGGGTCCTGCTGCGGTCTTGAGCACGTAGAGCGAACCGCTAACCGCCCCACCCTCCGGCGCTTCGTAGCGCCACGTGTTCTTGGTCTCCTTGTTGCGCTTGAACGTGACCGTCGTGGTCATACCCTTGCCCCTCTCCGGTAGGTAGCAGCTCGTCGAGCCGCCAGTGGACTTGCTGATCCGGTTCGACGTGTACGCTGAGGAGCGACACCCACGTGTCCCACTCCAGCCGGAACGACGCACCGACCAACTGGATGAGCACGTCTTGCAGGTACGCCGGTGTGAGGACCCCCGGTGGGAGCTCCACATCGACTGCGAACCTCACGATAGGACCCCGTTCCTCCTGCTGCACGTCTCACCCTCCTGCACACGTCTAGTATAAGGTGGAACCCACTGTACAATCAAGTGGGGATTTCGGTCACAACGTCCAACTCCACGTCGATCGGAGCACAGGGTGTCCGGGTTCAACTTCCGTCGAGTCAATCACCTTCAAGCCTCGGTACGCGTGGATGTCCCCATCGAACTCGTACAACATCGACCGGGCGATCTCACGCAGGTCGACCGGGTGCATCCACAACTCCAGGTGCTTCTCGGACATGCGCCCGTACTCGCGGCGCACCTTTTCGTACGCGCGTGCGAGCTTGTGATCCAGCTCCGCAAGGCCGATCGGCGGCGGGTTTGACTGTTCGAGCCATGGCCGCCGCTCGTACGCGTTCCCGCTCACGACAGCGCTGCTGCAGGATGGTTGCGACCGGGTTCGCACTTCTCGCTGGGGTGGAACCGTTGGCACGCATCCGAGAAGACCGGGTCGACCGTCCCGTTCATGGCGAAAGCTCGCTTCCGCATGGCACAGGGGCCGCACGTTCCGCAGTGGCGACCCGCTTGGGCTTCGTAGCAGCTGAACGTCAGCTCGAACGGCATCCCATGCTCTAGGCCCTCACGGACGATCTCGTGCTTGACGAGGTTCGCCGTCGGGGACTCGATCCGCAGGCGCTTGTACGGCTTGACCGCGTACGGCACGAGGGCGTTGAACCGGTTGATGATCTCAGGTTCGTTGTCCGGGTAGGCGCCTGCCTCTTCCATGTTCGCACCGAACGCGATGACGTCGTGCCCGTGCTTCTCTGCGTACGCCATCGCCAGGGCCATGAACACTGTGTTGCGTGCAGGTACCCACTCGTGGGCGAACTCTGCGCCTGCTTCGCCGTCACGCTGCTTCGTGATCTCGCCGTGGTCCTTGTTGGTGAGGACTGACTTCGCATGGTGAGCGAAGAAGTCCACGGTGAGGAACGTCGCCTGACACTGCATCGCGTTGGCTAACGCCTCAACCGCAGTGACTTCGGGCCCCTGTGCTCGTGCACCGTACTCGAAGTGGACTAGCTCGACCTCCAGGCCACGCGTGTGGTACAGCCATGCGACCGTTCCGCTGTCGAGCCCACCGGAGCAGATCACGAGAACCTTCTCCCGCTCGAGGTTCGGGCTCGGCCCGTACAGTGACCCGAACTCCATCTCCCGGTCGGTGACCCAGCCGATGCTGTACGGTGGGATCTCGTGGATGCCGGGATCCAGGAACGGGTCGTAGTGGTGGGCTAGGTGTCGCATCTGCGACGCGACCTGTACGACGCGCCCGCGGTGCGTCCTCCGGCTGCGCAGGAACAGCGGCTTGTAGTTGCACGCGACGTACAGCCGGTCTGGGTTCTTGGTGTCTATGGCGAGGATCGCGAACGACCCTACCAGCTTGCGGATCCCTGCGTCCCACCCCTCACGGTCCAGCATCACGCCGATGGCGTAGCTGTCGATCAGAGTCGGTGGGCGAACGTCCCACTCACGTGCCGGGACGGTGGAGTCGGCGTAGATCTCCTTGTCGTTCGCGATGGTCCCGTTGTGGGTGAACACCCAGCGGCCTGACGGACTGGTGAACGGTTGTACGTCGTGGTCCGTCTTGGTCTGGACCCACTCCGTGGTCGGCTCACCCCGACGGTTTCCCACACCAACGTACGGCGTGTGCCGGACCCACCCGCGCTCATAGTCTGGGTCGGACGCGCTGGTGAACCGAACGGTGTGGGTCTCACCGACGTACGCGAAGCCCCAGCTGTCCCGGCCGCGGTCGGCTACACGGTGCCAGGTCTCCTGCAGGTCCTTGACCGTCTGGTCGTACTCGAAGCCGTGGTCGAGCACGCCCAGCGAGACGACCCCCATGATCCCGCACACGCTACTGGACCACCTTCCGCCACGTCTTGATGTTGCTGAGGATCCGGCTCACCGCGTCGTCACGGCTCACCTTCGGCGGGTCCACGCCCTCGACCTTCTCCGGGATGTCGTAGCTGAGGTACTCGAGACCGCCACCGACACTCTTCCGGCCCGGGTACTCCGGAATGCGGCCGTCGACCGGTACCGCCATGCCGTTCAGGCCCCACACGACGAGCTTCGCGGAGTCCGCCGAGCGGACGTTCCGCTGGTTCCACTCGTCCTTCAGGTCCTCGAGGTCCTCCTGGAATCCCAGCAGGTGGATGGTCACAGGCAGCCGCTGGCACAGCTTGACGATCCGGCTGCGTGGCTGGCCGAACAGCTCCTGGACCTCCTCCTGGATGCCGATCGTCTTGACGCCGGTCAGGCTCGCCAGGGTGCGTGCTGACTCCATGTACGCCTCGAGCGTGTTGCCGTGCGGGACTGCCATCAGTCGCGCGTTCGGCGGTAGACCCAGCTCACGCATCCGGAGTAGTTGTGCCTTCGTCCACTCGGTGGACTTGTTCGGAGCGTTGAACAGGTCCGGCAGCACTACCTCGTTGGGCTGCAGGTAGTGCCACGCCTCCATGAGCATGTCGGTGTTCGCGGCTCCGGTCTCGAACGCGGAGGAGTCGAGGATGATGAAGTCCCCGCGGTCCTTCCGGTCCTGGTAGAAATCGAGGTAGGTCTCGTCCTCGACGATCCGGTCAGCGATGACGAGGTGAGTCCTCTCGTCACTGTCGAGCACGTCGTCGAGGAACGAGACCGGGACGATGTTGCACAGGCGCATCGGCCTACCTTCCTGTGAGGCGCAGGAACTCTTCCCGCGCAGCTGGGTCGTCCTTGAACACACCCCGGACCGCACTGGTCGAGGTGACTGCTGTTGGCTCGCGGACACCCCGGATGGACATGCACCCGTGCTCCGCCTGGATGACACACATGGCCCCGAGCGGTGCGAGGTACAGCATCAGCGCCTCCACCACCTGTTGGGTCACGCGCTCCTGGACGGTGAACCGCTTCCCGAAGAAGTGCACGATCCGTGCCAGCTTCGAGATACCCACCACACGACCGTCGGGGATGTACCCGACCCATGCCTGCCCTCGTACCGGGAGCATGTGGTGAGCGCAGAACGACACGATCTGCGTCGGGCCGACCACGACCATGGAGTCGTGCTCGTCGTCGAACACCGCCTCGAGGATGTCCTTCGGGGTCTCGTCCTTGCCCAGGGCGAACTCCTGAAGCACCTTTGCGACACGTTGCGGCGTCCGTACGAAGTGCTGATCAGTGTCGTCGTACCCGAGGGCCATGAGCTGGAGTTGCACCGCGAACTCGAGCATCTCTTGTTGACCCATCTCGACGACCGCCGCCCGTAGGCCGGCCTTGTCCTCCTGCTGCGTGGTCATCTACCGTCCTCGCTCCTCTCCCCACAACAGCGTGTGGAGTCGTGTGGTCAGGTTCCATCCGTACTCGAGCACGGGGTCAGCGAGTTCCCGCATGCGTTCCAGGATCACGTCTGGGGTCGTACCCTCGGGCATGATCCACACTCGTGCGCGTGGGATCTTGTAGGGTGAGACGAAGTCCCGCGCGACCTCCCACAGGTCGTCCACGTTCCGGCACACGAACTTGAAGTGGGCATGGTCCAGCTCCGCGAACTCCCGGAGGTTGTTCGGCTGGATGCGCAACGAGTCTTCGTTGCCGCTGTGGCGGAGCTTCGGGGACACGTTCCACTGGTCGATCAGGTGTGCCAGCTGCCCAGGAGTACGTGTCCCAGCCGTCTCGACCTCAATGCGGTGTCCCAGTAGGTGCAAGGGCTTTCGCAACGCGAGGAGACCGTCCTTCTGCAGCAGCGGCTCCCCACCACTGACGACGACTGTGGTGGGTGCAGCACAGATCTCCGTCACACGCGCTACCACCTCGTCGACGTCTAGGAGTTGCGTCTCCTCGGTCTTCTGGTACACCACACGTGAGTGGTGCCGCTGTGCTAGCTGTGGTGTCCAGGCCCAGGTGTACGGGGTATCGCACCACGCACAGTGCAGGTTGCACCTGGCGGTCCGAACGAACACGCAGTGCCGCCCTGTGCTAGGACCCTCGCCTTGGAACGTATTGCCGAACACCTCACTGATCAGAAGACGCACAGGCCTCGCAGCAGTATTCGAGGTGACGTTCTCGTCCGACGTCGAACCGCTCAACTCCACCGCAGGACTTGATGTGGAACTGTCGTCCGCAACGCCCACAATGCGGGTCAAAGCCTCGTACCTCCCTCAGGCAGATGTGACAGGTCGGACTAGCCGGAATGCGGATCGGCACGGCTGTACCTCGCAAGGCTTGTGGGTGTCTCCCACAAGTCAATGGAGGTCAGGCACAACAGCTCTCCCCAGCGGTCCTGTAGCTCCGGCTGGACCTGGTCGAACACCCACTTGGCGAGGTTCTCCGCGGTCGGCACGAACGGCAAGACGATGACCTTCCAGTCCGGGCCTGACCCGAGGGTGGACGCTGGGTGGAGGGCGTTGAGCATCATGCGGTCGTCCGCGTACACCATGAACCCATGGTCCAAGACGTCGTGGACGCGAGTCGTCAGCAGTTCCTTGAGGTCGCCGAAGTCGACGACCATCCCTTCGCTCGAGTCCCCAGCCTCTTGGCACAGGGGGCCTGACGCGTTTGCGCGGACGCGATAACGATGCCCATGCGGGTTGTGACACTTCGACCTGTGGTTGGGCACTCTGTGCCCAGCGTCGAACTCGATCTCCTTGCTTGCTACGAAGAGCTCCACTCGGCACCTGTTCTCTTAGTGTTGCCCCCGTTCGGATCCTCCCGTATTTTCGTGGGAGATCACGCGTTTTGAGGGACGGGCTCCATGTTGTCGTCGACGAGACCGCGCTCCTGGAGGTCTCTGAGGATCAGCAAGCGGATGTACCCCGCCTGCGACCTGACCTCCCCTTGCGCTGCACGTTTGATGGCTCCGTCGTACTTGCGGGGAATGGGGATCGTGAGGGTCATGGAGCCTTCCGGCTCCTGGGTCGCCTCCGTTGGTTCCTGCGTCACGGTGTCTCCCACCTTCGTCGTGCCCACGCAAGTGCGTGTGCGGTTGCGTCCGTTGCGTGCACGCCTCTGCCCTGTGCAAGGGCGCGCGCGTCGTCCATACTGCTCAACCGTGCTTGTGGTGGCACCAGGGCACTTGGAATGCCCTCCATCTGGCACAGGTAGTACGTGAACCCCACTACCTTCAGAGTGTGGTTGCTGTCCGCGCTGCGCGGTCCAGCTCCGAGGAAGTCCTCGACCACGACTACGATGTCTGGGTTGTCGCTGCTCCACTTCAGCAACAGCCTTCCCACGTGTTCGACATCGCGTTCTCCGTCCGCGTAGTGGAGGACCCGAGAAGTCGGGGTCAGGGTGACGAAGGCCAGGCCTGTCGTCCTTCCCGGGTCCACCCCTACTACCTTCACTGCACCACTAGGCCGTCGGCGTTCCGGGGTCCGTCGGCGTCGTGGTGGTGTCCGTCGTGCTGGTGTCTCCTGTCGGAGATGCAGCGGCGGCGCCCGGGTCGACCGTCGAACCCGCGGTGTCGGTGCTGTCCGCTGCAGCCGCGGTAGCGTCTGCAGTCGTCTGCCCCTCTGCCGGTGTCGGCGTGCCCGTCTGAGACAGCTGCTGCGACTGGTCCGGAGTCCCAGTGGTGCTGGTGTCCGTGGTCGCCCCAGCGGTTGCGTCCGTTGTGGACCCATCCGTGGGTGCAGCGGTGGTTCCGGACGTCGAGCTGGTCTCCGTCTGCGCTGCCGGCGTGGTGCCGGTGGCATCTGCAGACGTGGCAGTCGAGTCCGTGCCGCCCGACGCGTTTGCAACAGCCTGCTTGAGGTTGTTGGTCTGCGCGTTGAGCTTGTCGATGACGTTCTGGACATCCGCGTCGGAGACGGAGCCCTGCTGCGCCTTGCCCTTGAGGGCAACGAGCGCCTGGCTGACCTCTCCGTCTTCGGCGACCAGAGCGTCGACGGCCTGGTTCAGGTCGTCTGTCAGTGCCATGAGTACCTCCTGTCGTTCCTCGAGAAGCGCCACTCGCTCCTCGATGTCTGTGTGACGCTCTGGCGGCTCACCGCGTCGCCGGCGCCAGATGCGACTCACGACCAGCTGAAGGCGTCCGCGGGCTTCAGGTCGGCGATCTCGTTGACCATGACCGTCTGCCCCGTCGCCGGGTCCTTCTTGCCGTCCCAGTGCGGGACAAGTCCGATCGTGAGAACCGCGGTCGTGCCGATCATCTCGGCCTCGTCGAGTTCCATCTCGCCCTCGGGCACGTCGTGCCCCAGCTTGGTGAGGTCCTGCTTGAGACCCCACAGTGCCTTCGGCGAGAGGCTGTAGTTGCGCCACGCCTTACGCTTGCTGCCTTCGAGCGTCCACTCGCACTCGATGTAGTGGAATCCGCTCGGGCCTGGCTTGTCGGACAGCTTGAACTTGGTGATGGTGCCCTTGTACTCGCCCGGCTCCAGCGGCTCGAAATCGCCGCCTTCCTCCGCCTGGCTCCAGTCGATGTTGATTGGCACTGTCTTCCCTTCCTCCTGCTACGCGTTCGGTCCGACCGTAACGCTGACTGGCTTCGCTGGTCCGTCTGCAGGTGCAGGCTCACCAGCTGGGTCTGCGACAACGCCCCCGAACTCCTTGCCCAGGGCACGTGCGTGCTTGATGATCGACTCCATCGTCGGGTCGTCGATCTCCGTCGGTAGCTGCGGTCCGGTACGCGGCTGGCGGTACTTGGCTAGCACGCGCGCAGTCTCCTTGAGGAGTAGACGTCGCTTGCCGGACTTCGGATCCATGGCCAGGTAGCCGACCGCGTCGACGATCTGGTACACACCCTTGACGATCCCAGGGGTGATGTCCATCCGGATCATGAGGACGCCTGACGCCTCGTCCTTGACTTCGACCGCGTGCGCGGTGAACACGGTGTTCCACCCACGCTGCTTGGACTGGGCCTTCAGGTCCCGGACCACGGCAAGCACCAGCTCGTTCGACTTGCCCCACTCCGGCTGGCTAGGCGTGTCCGGTGTCGGGCTCGTCTTCATGACCTTCTCGAGGGTCATGCGCTGCGCAGCCGTCAGGCTGTCGAGGATGAACGTCTTGAACGGGTGCGGGTGAGACTTGAGCCACTCGACGTACGCGATGAACTCGTCCCAGTCCCTTGGCTGCAGGACCGTCACGTCCTCCCGGTCCACGATGGACCTGAGGCCGCCGTCCAGGTCGAAGATGAGCACCTCCTTCGCCGGTCCGTAGTCGGCAGCGTCAGCACCAAGGGTGGTCTTGCCGACCCCTGGGTAACCGAACACCACCAGGTTGACGCCCTGTGCATCAACGACTTCGCTGACGCGCTTGAACGGTGGGACACCTGGTCCCGGTTTGACGAGCGCGGTTGCAGACACGCTATGCTGCTCCCTCCAGCCGTTCCTTGCGGCGGCGTTCGATGAGTTCCCGTAGGTCGGTGATGTCTGCGACATCCTCCGGGGTCAGGTCGCGCTGGGCGAGACGGGTACCGTAGCTCCCGATGCGGTAGCTGGCGTTCATGACGTAGGACAGGTCCTCGTCGAACTGCTCCGCTCTGCACAGGTCGTTGACGCTGCAGTCCCAGCACCCCATCCACGCGAAGTGCGGGTAGATGCGTCCCTGCCCTATCGCCGCCTCTGCCATGTCCATGGCGATGTCTGTCAGGTCGTCAAGCCACCGGCCGAGGTCTGCCTGACTGAAGTGCAACTTGTGCCGCGTATGGAACGGTGACTGCTCCGCCTGCTCGATCATGGCGATCTTCTCGAGTACGTCGACGTAGTCCGCAGGGTCGAACCCGTGGTCCAGGATCGCCTGGGTGTACACCGATACCGTTGTGCTGAACTCGCTCAGGGCCTTGGACAGCGCTTTCCCGTTCTGCAGCAACCGGGGCACCTTCGGCAGCTTCTTGTTGATGCCGTCGTACAGTGCTCCAGCGATGGGGATGCCGAACAGCACCTGTGCTGCCACTGCGTACGTCCGGAGCTGGTGGTCTGTCTGCAGCGTACCGATGTCTGGCTTCTGTGAGTACGTCTTGTGCTCGATGAGCCACACCGCCTGCACGTCAGGCTCGAGCGCCAGCCCGTCGAACGTTCCGACTAGCCACAGGCGTGGACCCTTCCAGCTGGGCGGTGTCGGTAGCGGGATCCGGAAGCTGATCTCCGGAGCGATGTACTCGAACGGTCGGATCGGGTTGTCCCACGAGTACCGCTCGAAGTACTGCTTCACGAGTTGCTTCGCGAACGTGCCGGTATCCCGGAGTGTTGCGAGCTCTTCCGGGCCCATTGGCGCACCGACCATCTGAAGGTAGTCGTGTGCGATCCGGCGCTCCTCCTCCGCGACCCACCGGTCGAGTTCCTCGCGCGGGTCCAGCCCCAAGGCCTGTGCCGCGAGTGCCTCGTGTACCGCCGTGCCAGTCCAGAGTTCCGTCTTCGGAGCGCCGCGTCTGACGAGAGAGTGCATGACCGGGGACACGTACTTCCACATGCGGCGGCAGCGCATGAAGTCCTGCATCTCCGTGGCCGAGAAGTACAGGTCCTCCGCGTCGCGGTTCCGCTGGAGGATGTCCCCGATCTCGAGGAACTGCGTCATCGGCCAGCCTCCCGGTACTTGCGTGCCCAGTAGTTGTGCCAGTAGACTGCGTGGGGTACCACCATCTCGAGACGTTGGCGAGACCGTTGCCGCGTTTGGCGAATGCGGAGTCTGCGTCCGCGCTTTCGGTTCACAGGCTCTCCCACTCCGTTGCGATCCACACCTCGTGGCCTTCTTCGATGGCCTTGGACAGGTGCACCTCCACGAGACGCTCCCACCCGTACGGTGCGCGCTCCTTGCCCGTGGTGTACCACAGGCCCCCAGCCTTGACGGCGAGGTAGTTGTACACCTTGCAGAAGCACGCCTCGGCACGCGTACGGTGGTTGCAGAAGGTGCGGTTGAACTGGAGGACAGTGCAGTCCTCGAAGTCGGAGTTGTCACCCCACTCATCGAGTGCCGCCAGAGCCCGCTCCCGGTCTGCGATCTCGCGCAAGAGTCGCTCCCGCCTACTGCCCATGGTTCCCACTGCCCCCGACCTCCTGGTTGGTCCGCTCGATCGCCTGCGCGACCGCCTCCCGATCGACGCGCTTGTGGAACCGCTGACCTGGAGGCGCGTCTGGGATCACCAGGTCAGTGTGCGTGTGGAAGCTCGCCGGTGACTTCTTCCGGCTAGCCATCGATTTACGGGAGGATCGGTTCATGCGCTGCAGAAATGGCACACCCGGACTCCGCTGGCCGTGTAGCGGATGCGTCTTCGGATCGGGGACGTACGGCACGGGGTCTGGGAAGTCGTCGCCGCCTCCGTTGCGTGCAGCCTTCCGGCGGATCTGGTTGAGGTTCACTGGTGCTTCATCCCGCCGCCGTTGAGCCCCTGTGTGAGACGTGCACGTGCAACTTGAGCCTTGAGCTCTCGCAGGTTGCCCGCTAGCCGTTGCTGGAACGCAAGCTGGAAGTGCAGGCGCCCTACCTCGTTGTCCTCACCGAGTGCGAAGTCGATGAACGCGTCGAGCTTCTCGGACAGCAGGTACATGTTGTCCACCTGCGCCCCGGCACGTCGGAGCTCCTTCAGTGCCTCCGCGGTGTCTGCTTCCGCCGCAGCGATCTGGGCTTGCAGGTCTTCAGTGTCCACGACGTTCCTCCAGAGTGACGGGTACCCGGACGAGGGGGCAAGGTGTTCGGGCACACCGGAGGTTCCTCGGCCGGGTACCCATCGCCCAGGGGGTGCGTTCGCGTGTGTGCATGCTAGTAGTATAAGGTGACTTCCGAGGGGAAATCAAGTGGGATCGTCCGGGGATTTCTCCCCCGGATGCGCCGGCCGTAGGATCGCAAGCACGTCCCCATACCGGTACCGGTGATGGCCCCCAGGGGTCCGGCAGCTAGGGAGCCGGTTCTCGTGCGCCCACCGTGTGACAGTCCGCGGGTTGACGTTCAGGATCCGCGCGACCTCGCCCGGCGACAGCAGATCGTCTACCGAGCGTCCGCCAGCGTCAGACCGGCT